AGTTTGACACCTTTTAAGCGTTTTATCCAGCTACCTAACATGGCACCTACTTCACCTACTAAGGATTGACAAACTTCTTGCTGGTTTTCGGTAATTAATTTACGTTTATGGTGAATCATAAAGCGTAGCATTAGGCGTAATTGTCCAAGGCTACCGTCAAGGATGTAGCAACGACTAAGATTGTTGGCCTTGATAGCATCATTAAGATGCTCAGCTACTAAGAATAAATGCTTAATTAGCAATTCACGGAAAGTGCCGTGTTTACGCGGTATTGTCTGTGCAAGCGGATATAGGTAATCAATTACGCGTTCATATTTCTCAACCATATAAAGGCCATGGGCTTCTTTAGATGGGTCATCTGATGCACGTCGGATTGACATGGCGTCGGCGCTGTCGCGCCTCTTAACCAAGCACCAGGTGCTCAGCCGCAAAACGAGCACCAACGGAGTCGTCACCGCCCGATGGAACGAGGACCCAGGTGGCGTAACGAGACCCCGAGTTAGCCCCGGCGCTCCAGCCGCCACTCAGGCGGAGAGCGCGTGGCGCATCGGCGTATTCCGTACCACGGCCACCAGTGTTAGTGTTGCTGCCGCTTGTGTAGATGCCTACACGCTCAATTGCCCAGGTATATAAGGTGCCCGTTGCTTGCGCTAGGCCCCATTTGCTCTGGCGTTCCCAGATCACAGTGCCTGGGTCTGAACCACGGCTGCCGGCTTCTGGTGCGCCAAATGCAGCAGCTTGGAACTCCCAGCTAAACATAAATCGCTTACCAAATGAATGTGCTACCTCGGCAAAGTTATACCAGCTACCAGGGTTGTTGCCGCCCGTTAGCGTATAAGCCGTGCTGCCATTACCGCCATAAAAGCTAGGGATCAATGCAGGGCTACTATTATCAGCAATTGTCAAACCAATCTTGCTGGATTGCACTGCTGCAAATGTAGTATTGGCGTAACTTGTAGAACCACAGAAATACAAATCACACCAAAAACGCCCATCAACGCAGGTCATCCCGCGAGGGTCTGGGCATACAGGTCGCCATGTTAAATCCCATATGCTGTATTCCAATATCTCAGCAGTGCTAGTTGGGCTGCCGTTATTAAATGCAGTTGGTCTACCACTTGGGATGTAATGGTAACCACCGACAATGCTGCCGCCTGTAGCGCCTGCTGGAGCTGTCACGTAACTTGCATCACTGACTAATGCACCTGTTGTTGGGTGCTGCCATATCGCCATATCAGTGTTATTGGTATGGCTGCCCATCGTCACCGCAGTAGCACTGGCGTAATACTGCCCGTTTAATACCGCGCCAGCCGCAACGCTAATAGTGGTAGCAGCAGTTTTTGTAAATAACGGCCCGCGATGTAATGCAGGGCGGCGGTTATAAAGAATTGTGCCGCCAGATGGTGTTGAAAAACTTAATACACCTGAGCCATTAGTGCCAAGCACTTGGCCGTTAGTGCCATCAGCGCCCGGCAGCGTAAAAGTTACGTTGCTGGCTACTGTTGCTGGTGCTTGTAATGCGACGTAATGGCTGCTATCAGCATCAGCAAGCCTCAAATCGCCTTGCGCATTAATTGTTACATCACCAGTTAGCGTTGGGCTGCTAACGGTTGGTGAAGTAAACGTTTTATTTGTAAGCGTTTGGGTGCCCGTAGTGGTCACCAAATTATCAGCCGTCAGCGTTTGCGTACTGGTGATAATGGAATCAATTTTGACAGATCCGTAAGCCATTACAGAATCACCCAGGTGGCGCTTGCTGGTACTGTAACACTATAGCTGGCAGCTACTTCAACTGGGCCAACACTAAATCCATTATAACCTGCTGTCAAGGTGTAATCTTGGCTAATAGTTTGTTGGGTTTCAGCAATTAAAGCCGAACCGCCTGCTGCCGTAGCCCAACTCAAGGCGCCGCTGCCGTTGGTGCTTAGTACTTGGCCATTGGTGCCATCTGCTGCTGGTAACGTGAGCGTTACGTTGGCCGCTACCGTGCTTGGTGCTTGGATGGCAATGTAATGGCTGCTGTCACTATCAGCAAAACGTAGGTCTGATTGTGCGTTAAGCGTTATATCACCTGTCATGGCGCCACCTGCCTTAGGCAATGCCGCTGCCGCTAGGTCGTATGCAGCCTTAACTGCCGTTGGTGTAGCAGCTAATACGCTGCTGGTAGTACTAGTGCTATCGCTTAGTTGTACAGCGCCAACAACACTGGTAGTAGCAGCAACAATCTTGCTACCTGCAATCGCTGCCGATGCGTTTATATCAGCATCAACAATTACCCCGCTAGCAATAGCTGTAACGCCTGTATTACTGATAGTTACATCGCCTGTAACTGCCGTACTCGTGGCTACGTTTGCGCTGCTACCTAATACAATATTGCCGCTAGTCAATGTGGCAAGTTTGCTATAAGCAATAGCAGCCGCCGCCGCAATATCAGCATTAACCAGTGGATAAGCGCTTAAAGAAAAAGCTGGAATATAACCAAGACTTGTCCATGCTGTGCTACCAGTACCAACCTTCCATTTTAAAGTATTCGACTCAATGCCAATCTCACCTGCTAGCAGTGTCGGGTTTGCACTTGTCCAGTTAGCAGCGGTATCACGCCGCTGTGCCATCTTAACCGGAACAGTAGTAGCAGTTGGCATAAGGTCAGGCTCCGCCAGCTAGCAGTAGTTTTTCTGGGTCAGGAGGTGTTGCATCTGATGCTAACAGTTCAAACGGTGAGTTGCCACTGAATGCTATATTTTCAAATGCTGCAACCGCAGGTGCTATGGCTGGCCCACCGTCTAAATAAAAATCAAGCACCCATCCTTGCATCACACGTAATGAAACTGTCATATCAAAATACACCCCTTTCTGTTGTTCTTGTGGTACAGATGCATACCGATAAATTGAATTAGTTGGCACTACTTGGTCTGCATCGCCCCATATAGAAGCTGGCACTTCAAAATAACCATGCACTCCGCTAGATTGATTCCAATGTGTACGGATTAAAGCTGCATCGGATTCAATGCGGTTATTGAATGTCATTTGTAATATATGGCCATTATTGCGTAATGAATGCCTGAACCTAACAGGCCCGCTAGCTACTGTTGCCGCTTCGCTTATATTTAAATCGCCTAGGTCATAACCAATTTCATCTGGTGCTAAGTCAGGAAAAGTAGCCATGATTAAATTAAGTAGGGTGGAATTAAAGTTAAAGTTACAGTGCCATCAATCTGGTCGCATGTTTCATCAAATGATGGGCTGTCAGCATATATCCATTGATGGTTAGCAGGAAATGTTAAATTAGTTGCAGCTAATGTTGTTGCATTTAAATCAAACGGTTCAAACCGTCCATGGAAAGCGTAATGATTTAACAGCGCATAATGCTCTGCTCTAGTCATTTGTCTGAACGTCATTCGCAATTGGTCACCAGACCTGCCATTACCATGCCGCACATTAACCTCATCACCACTTAATACAAGCAACGATGTATTGGCCGTGCTACCTGGAGTGTAGGTGCGGCTGCTTGGGTTTAGCGCAGGGAATAGGGCCATGACTATGATGTGCAACCCACACTATAATTCCAAGCGGTCCCAGATAAAGGCGCTATTACTTGCACATATACCCAAGCGCTTGAACTTGTTTTTGTCACTGTTACTGTTGCGCTTCCTGATACTGACCCGGTGTCATAACTGGCGGCGCCTGTAATAATAAATCTGTCTGGGATGCCATAAGCTTGCCAGAAGAAAGAGAATGACCCTGCACCTTCTCCTACGTTTACTGCTTGGGTAAATGTGCCTTGGCCTCCTGAACTTGCTGCACCTGGGCAATAAATAGGGGCCAATGGTGCTGTGCCTATTTCTTGGCCTCCCGATTCGTTTGGCGGGCCATAGCCATCAGGAGAACTTGGGTCTGGGCAACGGCCAATAACAAATACTTTTTTGCCTGTAGCATCAGGGTCTGCAATATATGGTGCCGCAACGCCAGAATTAACTAATTCGCAACTGTCCGAAACTTGTGAACTATTATTTGGGCACAAATACCAATCATTATATTGACCCGCGCAAACCTCGCCTGCTGTCAATGTATCGCCAGGCAATGGTTGCCCTGCTGGGCCACTTCCGCCATCAATTTCTGGTGTTACTGGTTCATCCAACGGATCTTCTGGGTTATCTTCAGGGTCTGTCGGCCCGTCTTCTGGCTCATTGCCAAGATCTTCAGGGTCTGTTTCAACTGGTGGGTCATTTATAGGTGATATAGTCTCACCAACATCAGGTAAAGGCGTATTATCAACAGCACGGCCTGCAATATCACAAGTAAAATCAGTGCGGCCTGTTGGCACGGTATAGCCATTACCTACCGCAGCATTGACTGCTAACCCAACTAAACTACGGTTTTGGCTATCAACTGGGAAATGTATTAAATCCAAACTGATAACACCACTGATTGCTCTTGTAATACGTTCTATTTCGTAGAAATGATTATGATAACTAACTGTACCTACATTCGTTTCACGCCTTAGTCTAACATGCACAATATCGCCCACAATTAGCGTTGCATTAAATGAGCTAGGGGCAACACGTATCCTAAGCGTATGTGTTACATAATAACGACTAGCAACGCGATAGGTTCCCACTTTAACTGCATGGTCTTCAGTAGCACAAAACTGGCTTAAGTCATATTGTTCAAATGGCCCATTATCGGCTAATCCTGTCATCCGTATTTCAGCCGTGCGGATAATCCCAATATCACTATCAGGTTGTTGCCGCCATAAAACTAAAGCTGTAATAGCTTTGCGGTTTTCAAGTGAAATATAATCAATTTCAAAGCTATTAATTATTACATGGTCTTCAGTAAATGTAAATACTGGCTCAATAGCTGTTGTTTTAATTGTGCCATTAGCATTGGTTTGTAGTCTTGGCCTTAAACCTTTTTTACCGTTTTTATCACTTACACGCAATAAAAAATTTGAACTAATAGATTGTAACCAATCCTCAAGATTAGTTGATTGCTTAAATTCTCCATTATAAAAAAATCCATTTACATTGCAAAATAA